GAAATCTCCTAACCACCCCTTTGGTGATTTAATAAAATTTGAGACATAATACTCTAAGGTTTTATCATCATACTTTTTTGCAACTCTGGCGAAAAAGTATCTATCCTTTCTTTTGAGGAAAGATGCCTTAGTGGCTGAGGTTTTACCCCCATACCTAGTGTAATCATAATCTGTTGTGAAATGCAATTTTAGACCAAGATACATCTGATAGGCTTCCCATGCTTCCATAACAACTCCTTAGATTGGTAGTGTTGCGACTCTTGGAAGGAAGTTTAGTTCTCTTGCATCTGCCTCTATTTTTTCCTTGAGGGGTTTTGAGATAAGTGGAGCAACTGTGTCTGGCTCCATTGAATGTCTTTCACAATAGTCTAAAATAGCATCCATATATGTAGTTTGTCCAAGTCCTTCTTTTACAATCTCTTCAATCTTGATTGCAAACTTCTTTGGTGTCATTACTGCTAATTCTTCTAAGTTCATAATATCTCCATGTTATTCGATAAAGTGATGGGGGGAAGCGAAAGGAATACTCTTCCCCCCATCTTATTGAGCAGAGCCAGTGTATAAGTGCTGGGTGCAACGGGCGAATCGCCCGTTTCGTTTTACAGACTAACCGTGGGTCTGTGTGGATGTATTAAGGCATCACCCTATCCATGTAATCTTTTGTGCAAGTGCGACTACTACCACATATGCACCGTAACCAAATAGTGACCATATAGTTGCAAATAGAACCATTTCAATACTGTCAGTCTCATGCCACCACTGTTTGAACTTATTCATGTTCACCACCAGCGCCTCTACCATAACCACCAAAATACTGTGGTGCTCGTTTTGCAGTTTCAAAAGTTCCAACTGTGATAACTATTGCGGCGAGTATTAGTGCATGAGCAATCGCACTGATACCCATAACCCAAAAACTACCAATCCACATACTAAACACAATGCACCACATCCATGCAAGCACTTGTAGTACCATGTGTCTTGTACTTAAATCTGGAATGTGTTTCAATGGATTCCTATCCATATTCATTACACCATTCCAACTATCTACAATAAAACTTCTCACTGGATAAACTCCTTTTTCAAATGTTACCTTTAGAGGGTAGTGTGCATCAACAACATCTTTGAAATCAATAGCGTCATATACATCAGTAAAATACTGAACTACCTTCTGTTCCTTAAAATATCCTGTTACTCTGTACATTGCTCTTTACCAGAACATTCTGCCGGGAAGCAATGGCCCTTCATAAAGTAATGTTCGTTCTCGTAATCAGATTTCCACATACCATCATCCATAAGTCTTTCGCACTGTGTTTCTGAGAACGGCTGTTGCATTGCAATCTGTCCTATATAATTCTCTGTACCAGAACCATCGATTCCCCACATTGTAATTACAAATATAAATTCTTTCATCATCCTGCTTTCATAATTAAGTGGTAGGTTATTCTGTTACTAGGAAACCTACCGAAACCCTATCCGATTATGCTGCTAGAGCAAAATCTTGAGGTGCAAAGTTATCGTTTGCGTTTAGTTTTTTTGGATTATTAGGCATCCATCCCACAGCTCTACTCTTTCCTATTACCATCAGTCGATCCTAGTTCGCCCCCATCATAATTACTTGATTTACCAACACCAGATAGATATCTTACTGGTGTCTTTTCTTGTATCTTAAACAGTTTTATAAAAAACTCTGTTAGTCTATCAAACATATTGTCCTCAAGTAATTATGGTGGAGGCGTTGGGTACTGCCCCCAAGTCCTGTCTAGCTTTCAGATTGTATCAACAAACTGTACTATATTTATACCATAGTGGTGTTTACAAGTCAATAGATTTAAGTAAGTTAGTTTCAATACCTTGTTTTGCCTTATCAAAAATATTACTGTTTACCTCTAATCCTTTACCAACAGAAATAAAACAAGTATATTTATTTGATGGTATAAATTCTAAGATAGTAATAGTTCCTGTGTCTACATTACCAATTATTTCAATAGCAGTTTTACTATCACTTATGTATCTCATAAAACCAACTTCACCATGTGATTCTAGAAAGTTTTGCTTTACTTCATCATATGAATCAGTAGTACAAGTTACTGGTTTGTCTGAACGAAACACTTGAGGTGGTGTTTCTGGTTCTGGTGTATTATAGTCCTCTGGCGCAGCCAAAGCACTCCCACTAAACAGGAGCGCCGATAACGTCAGGGCCTTCGTCCAACTCTTCATTTTCTTTTTCCCATTGTTCAGTGAACATATCAATGGTTTCAATAAGAGGTTGCAGATATTCGTGCTTCTCTTTAACAAACTCTTGAACTAGTCCATCTTCTGTTACAACAAGAATTACAATCTGATTGATTTCAATTCCTGTTCGTTCTTCAAACATTTCTGCATAGGCTGATGCCTGCATATAATATTCAAAATTGTAGTCATCTTTTCTTTCAGAACGTGAAGTCTTAAAGTCAATAATTGAGGGAACACCGTTCCATTCAGCGATACAATCCACTCGCCCAGCAAGTCGATATTTCTCACTCCATAGTCCACATTCTTGTGCGAAAATATTATTTATACTTTTTGTCAGAGTGGGTTTTAGTTGAGAGAACAAACACCAAGGCAAGAACTTCTGTTCTTCTTGAATAACCTCTTTGTTGTTAAGGAAATCTTCACACATATGGTGAACAGCAGTTCCACGGCCTGCGGCAGTTCGCATGATGTGATTGGCAACATCGTTACCCACTCTTTCACGCCACTTTGCAAGTCCTTGTTGTTTCTCTTTACGAACACCCAATACGGTTGTAATAGAGGGATAGAACCCTGTAGGCGTATCATAGAAACGCTTACGCTTGATAGTTTTAGTTGATACCTCTGGGATATCTACTGGTACATGATTAAACATAATATAGTCCTTAGTTATTAAACTTTTGATTTACCACCACGGCGCCACTGGTCAGTGGCTGGAACACGAATCATTCTCTTGTTCGTTTCGTTCTTGTTTGGATTAGGAATAGTCAACATGACATTCTTGCCCCTTAGAAATGCAGAGAGTTGATTTGTAATCCTCTCACTGCTCTGCATATAGTCTCTGCGAGTTGCTTTGACAATATCTCGTGCAACACATCTACGTTCACCTTTAGAAGTTTGTGTGCTTCTTGACTTCTTCTTACCCATTATTCATCACCTTCTGTTTTAATCTTACTGATAAGGTATTCTTTAACCATACCAGAACGAACAATATCACCAAGTGTAAATTCGATATTTGCAAAAGAGTCCATACCTCTTAGAATTTTCATAAAGTGTTGCATTCCAGCCTTGTCACTATGCTTCATCAAATCAGATTGAAAGAAATCACCACAGAACATAATTTTTGAATCCATACCCACACGAGTAATGATTGTATCCAGTTCATGGAACGTCAAGTTCTGTGCCTCATCAACAATGATGATTGCGTTATCTAATGTTATACCACGCAAGAAGGAAGTTGTCAAGAACATTAATGAACCTTGATTCTTTAGTCTGTCATACAACATACTGAAGGCCTGTTCATTCGGTTGTTCAAACATGAACTTTACCATATTCTGATAAGGAACTTGGAACAACGCTGTCTTATCTTCTTCATCGCCTGGCAAGAACCCAATCTCACGAGTTGGAACTGCACTACGAACAATATAAACACAATCAAACTTTGTTTCGTTTCTCAACACTTCTTGCAGTGCAAGATATAACGTAATAAATGTTTTACCTGTACCAGCCGCACCGTACAAGAAAAGATTCTTATCGTTCTTATATTCTTGAAAGGCACGTTTTTGATTATCAGTAACAGAACTAACTGTTACCATATCATCAATACGAATGTCTTTTGCTTTTGCCATTAATTGCTTCTCCACTTATGTCGATGTTTGTCTACCACCTGTTTAGTCTTAACATCCTTAATAGACTTTTTTGCATACCTATCTGCAAGTGGACTATCTGGGTGGGCATCTGTAACTTTATTAAGAACCTCTTTCCAACCACCGTCAGTTTTACTATCAATTGAACCTGTTGTTGAAACAATTCCAAATGGTGTTGGTAGTTGAGATATATGAGGATTCTTTTTTAAGAGTTCTTCTCTACGAGAGTTGCTGATAAAATCATCAAACTCCTCACCTGTCTCATCATTTTTAAATCTATATGTCGGCATTATCTATTTTCTCTTCACTTAGTTCTTTGATCCTATTTAGGAGTCCATAGTAAGAGGCTGTCATATCCTTTAAATCTTCTCTTAGAAGATTGTTTTCAGTTTGTAATGCACCAATCTTTGCCCTCAAATCAGGCAACTCGTAATTTTGTACTGTCATACCAATAAGGCCTTTCTCTTTCTTTCCAAGTAGCAAAACGCTTCTTGGCAACATTGTAAAAGTTACGATATGCTTGAACACTATC